CCAACTGGGAATTGCTCTGGCGACGCTCAATCCAATTTCAGAAACTGGACGATAGCCAGTAGGCAACTGAAAAAGATTGCCATTAGCAGCGGTTCCTCCAGAGTAATACCAACGTCCCTCAAGTTCAACTTGTCCATGAGAGTTTTTGCGATAACGCAAGGAACTCAAATAAGAACCTACCCCCGATGCAAACGTAAACGACGTTTGCCAAGCCCCATCTTGAGGAATCGAAGACGACATAGTCGCAGCAATATAAGGAGCAAGCGAAGCCTGATCCAAATAAGCAAATCCCTGAGATTGAGGGCGAAGATCAAGACGAGTCTTGATCCAATCGGGACTAGACAAGCGGCACCTCACGGAAAGCCATAGCCCACAAATTAATAGAACTCACCGTAGCCTTAGTCGCAAACGAACTACGCTGCAAACCAACAAACTTAACCTTAACCGTCTTATTACTCACGGCAGACAAAGAAGCCCGACTCGCAACAGACAAACCAGTGTAAGGCGTCGGAGCGTAAGCGGCCTGTGCAGAAGTGGGTCCATGCGTATTAGAAACCTGTCCGCCCATATCCGCATACGTCGAACCAACAGTCAAAGCATCCCAATTAATCTGCAACTTACCAGCATACGTAGAAGCATTATTAGCATTAGAAATCTCGCAAAACGCACCAGCAACAATAGTCAAATCATACGGATTAGTATTAGTTGGCACAACAATAGAAACTTCAGCAAAATCAGTAAATGTATCAAAAGCCGAAAAAGTAACATTCGCAGGTGTTGCCTCAACACTAATCAAACCACTACGCTTGTTAACAAGCGTATCAACATACAACTTGCGAGCAAACTGATTATCCGTAGACGGGTCTAGCGACGGACCAGAAGGAATTGTAGTAAACGCCACACTACCATCAGCAAGAATGCAGTTGCTTTCAATATACGTCTTAAGAATATTAAAGTTAGTATTAACCTGCGATGCTTGCGCAACCGTATTGGCAGAAAAAGAAACAAGACCAGTAATAGCCATTTTAAGACCTAATCCTCTTCGGAATATACTTCCACGTAATTGAATTTACACCCCAACGAGCAGCAGTAGCCAACGCATTAGGACCCTGAACCAACAAAGAAACAGCAATAGCACGACCCAAACGATCGGCCTTCACAACCTCTTGGGCCTGACCAGAATCAGCAGCCCACACATTCACATTCCACAAACCAGAATTCCAAACCAACGGCGTACCAGACGTACCAGCAGTTCCCGACGTAAAACTCTTAACAGGAACCGTATTATCATAATCCGTATACAAAGTAAACGTCAAATCATAATCCGCACCACCACGCAAAACCAAAACAGGACGACGCCACGACTTAACAACAGCAGCACTACCAAGATCCATCCACGGCGTCTGATAACGAGTAGAAATCGGAACATGATCAGTCACATACTGATCATCAACCTGATTAACATGCAATTCCAAAACACGCCAATCATTACCAGACGACCCACCATAATCCCAAACAGCCAACCACTTAGAATCATAAGTAGGCGGAGTCCACTCCATACCCGTCACAAGACCATAACCATTAAATTGATAACGCGTCCACCCGCCACCACCAGCCAAAGCAGGATCAAACACATACGTTTCAGTATTATTAGTCTTTGCAATATCCGTAGGCATATTCAAATACAAACGCTGCTTCAACCAAATCAAAGAAATCAAACTACGCTGCGAACGATCAACAGTCCCATCCTCAATCATCGGACGAAGATCAACAAACATATCCCTCAAACCGCGACCATCATAAAAATAAACACCCTCAGGCCACGAAAAGAAAAACACACCATTCTCGCAAACAGCAATAGACTCCTGCGAAATAGCACCAATAGTACGAGAAACGTTTACAACCTCAAACGTGTCCTGATCATAACCCAACAACATAAACACGGCATTATTCTTAAAAATCAACAAACGATCATTCCAAGACGCAATACCAGTAATCGCATCACCAGCCGCAGGCTCAATATCAATATAATCCTGAACCCGCCAATCCTCAGGCTGCCCACTATGCGACCACCGAATACGCGACGAATGAACCCTCGTATCCTCCGTAACATTAGCCACAAACACATAATTACGATGAGCCGTCACAAACTTAGCCTTAGGCATGCGACCATACGTCTGAGTCCCAATAGTAGGACTCCACGAAACAGGACTTACAGCAGGATCAGTCAACGCCGTAAACGTACTACCATCCCAACGAACAGCCGCCTGTTCGGCATTACGCTGAATATACACATTTGATGCCGTCACACTAGACAACAATGCCTGCGGATTCCGAAACGTCGCACCATGCATAATACCAGTAGTTGTCACATTGAATGGTGCCGATGCACCCGCCTGCGTAAAATTGCCACCAGTCCCATAGGCCACACTATTGCCCTGCTGAACCATCGCATAACGCGTACTACCATCAGGCGTATAATAACCCCACATAGACTTAGGTTTAGAAGTCAATCCCGTCGTGTTAACACGAACGACGGCATCACGCTGAGCAAATCCACCCAATGGATCAAAATCAACGTTCAAACAATCAGATGTAGAATTTTTTCCCAACTGAAATGGGTCAGCATTCAGGTTCAAACCACCCTGAAAATCATTCATAGCCGCAGTCAAAATACGCTTAGGCATCGACTACTCCCACGGATACGTCAACGGCCCCAACGTGCGTTGCGTCCGATACGGTTCACTAATACGGCCACCATTCATAATCAACGGTTGACCAGTCAAATTATTAGTCCAACGCGTAGCCAAGTTAGACAACTCGCTCGTAAACTCACTGCGATAAAAATTAGCCATCTCAGGATCATCCTGTTGGGCATACGCGCGCGACAACGTCCACTGCGCAATCAACGGATGAAACTCTTCAGGCACATCAGGAGTTGCAGTACCAGAAGTAATCCAATCCCAATCAGGTTGACGAATTCCAAGAATCGAATAAGTTTCAGCATCAGCAGGCTTAGGCCACAAATACAACTTACGTCCCCAAATAGAATAATTCTGAGGACGACTAGACGGAGCATCAGCACGATATTCAGAACGAATCTGCCGATGAGGACGAGGGGTCAACGAATACAACGGACCACGAACCTCGTCCAAAGCCTGCAAAGGCTTAGGACTAATCAAACCAATAGTAGAATCCAAATCGTAAGCCTGCTGCCCCGACACAGTGCTAAACGAATACTCCACCTGCAACCAAACGGGACTCTCGTCAAAAAACGAAATAATACGGATAACCGCATCCCGCATAAAAACATTCAAAAGATCAGCAGGCAATTCCTCAGAATCGACATCCAAATGGCTCCAAACAAACTGACGAATGGCATTAGCATCCATTGAAGCCATTTACTAATCCTTTTCCTTGGCCCCCCGAAGGTGCCCAATACAATAATTCTGATTGTTCACCTTGCTAGCCGCGCACACCGTGCCATCCTTCTTAATAGCACCACAAGGATCTTCAATAATTACATAACCTGCTTCGGCTCCAGCAGCAATACGCTTTTCTGCATTGGGGGTGCGGCCACTAATAGCCGCACCCCCACGCTCGTAAGCGGGTGCAGAACCAGTTGGCTGACCAACGGGTTGACGCATCATTAGAACTGCGACGCAAACACGGTAATCGTGAAAGTCTTTGTCGCTCCAGTAACCGCAGCACCAGCCACAAACGCAAACGTAGCCGAACCATTGGCAGGCGCATGACCCACAAGCGGAATCAACCCCGAAATGGTATCAGTCGAAGTAGTCGGCTGAACAAACAGAATATCACCCTGCTTGACGTAGTTAGCAAGACTCGTGCTAGCAGTACCGTTGACGGTACCAGTAGACACGGGCGCAACAACACCAACGGCACCAGCAGTAATAGACGGAACCGTAATGGAAAGCGTAAACTGCGAACGCTTGATAAACTTCTCCTGAATGTGAACAAGAGACTTCGTAGTGTCGGCAATAGCCATAAAATTTCTCCTTAAGAATTACCGCCGTGGGGGAGGTTGCCCTCCCCCACTAACGATAGTCAGTTAACTAGACGGGCTGGGAAGCGCTAGTGGCAGCAGCAGGATCAGCAGTCTGCTCAAGCACACCAAGGTAACGACGGTTGTTGGTCGTCAAGTTACCGTAGCAGAGAATCTGCGAGTAACGAGCGTCCTGACCATGCGGCTTCTCAAACGGCGTATTCTTCAACCAAACGTCCGAGTGGACCTTCAACTTAAGGAACTTGGAGTTCAAGAAATACATGCGCTTGGCGTGAACGCCAGTGCTAGCAGCCGAGTCCCACATAATCGGAGCCGACTTGTAGAGAAGGTTCTCAAAGCCAGCATCAGCAGCCTTGGTGGACTGGTAACGCAACTGCGGCTGGAGAAGCGACTCGTAACGCTCCCACATCTTTTGCGAGGTAAGGATAAAGTCAGGGTGAATTCGGCCATTAGAGCAAGCATTGTAAATGCCAGACAAATCCGAAATCTTGAAGCCGACAGTCGCACTGTCCAACTGCTTCACCTGATTACGCCACCACGTGTCCGTGCCAGAGTCAATACCACCAACGCTACCCGTACCAACAGCAGTAGTACCAGTACCAGAAATCTGAATCAGGTTAGAAAGACCATTCCAGTTCTTGCTGCTGTTACCCGTACCGTCACCGTAGAACATATTGTTCATACCGTCCATCAGCGACATTTCAGCCTGATCAATCTTCGCCTTCAGAAGCGACATGACCGCGGACTCGCCGCGGTTCTTTGCCTCCTCAAGGCCGCTGATCGCAATGCTCACAGCGTACTGCTTCCAGTCGTAGATAGCAGACGTAATGCCGTCCTGCGGCGTCGTCAAAATGTTGTCGTAACCAGCGTACGAGCCAACGGTGCCGTTAGCACCGTACAAAAGCGGCTCCACCAACTGCTCACCACCACTGACCTTCTCAATGTTGCCCGCTTCCTTCAACCAGTAAAGAAGCGTAACGTTGTTAAAAAGGTTATCCTCAATGCGAGGAGTGTAATTCTTAAGCGTAGTCGAAACCAACGCATCCCAAGAAGCGTTCGGCATATCAATTTCTCCCTATAACGGACGATAAATCGTCACTCAAAGCCAAGTTCTCGCTTTGCAGCCTGCCACGCGTCCATTACACTGCTGATCTCAACCGACTCGTTAACTGTACCCTGCGCTCGTGAACCACGAGCCACGGGCGGAGCGCCACGCTTAGCCTGTAGCGCTCGCTGATTAGCCTGCTGCCGATTAGACTCTCGCTCAGTCTGCTTATTATGCAACAACAAAGCAGCCTCAAGATCGGGAATCTCACGGTTAACAGCAAACTCTAGTACGGCATTCCAATCAAAATCGCCATACTGTTCAGCCAAACCAGCAAGTTCGTTTTCAACTTCATACTGAACGGTTGCAGCACGCTGCTGCTCAATAAAAGCCCTATGCTCGCGAAGTTCCAATTCAACAGGATCAAGATCCTCGTAATTGTCTTCACCAAAATCGCCAACCAAATGGCGCTGCAAAGCCTCAAGCGTAGACTTAGGATCAGCCTCTAGCGCACGAAGCAACTGTTCGGCCTGAGTCAACTCATCTCGTTGACGAGACAAGTCCTGCGTCTTCCGCGTATAATCGGACTGACGCAAATATCCACGCTCAAGTTCATCCAAAGTGACTTCACTACCGTCACTAAGAATCAATTTTTCGCTTACGTCGGGCGTATTAACAACATCATTCGTGTCGCTATAGTCGGTGTCGATGAAATCATTTTCAAAAATATCATCGATTGAAGTAGCGGTGTTTTCAGTCGTATTGTCGGCGTCAAGAGTGCCGACCGTCAAGTCGTCCATTTGTCCTCTGGAGTGGGTGACCGTATTCCTTGGGGATGGAACTATCAGGTGAGGGTATTTCCCTCTAATGATATGGTAAAAACTGTCCCCTAAAAGCGGGAAACAAGAGTATCATGCAAAGCCAAGGCAACTGGATCAAAACGGGCACGCACAGTAATATGACTCTGTTTAAATAGGTGTTTACCGCCATCATGGGCGGCAACCGTCACAACATAAATACCACTAGTTGCTGGCGTCCACTCATAATAGTAGGCTTCACCCAACGAATCCATATTGTGGAGGGGAACCGCCGTGGAGCGGTTCCCCGACGAATCCAACGAAAAAATCCGCAACTGGATTGCTGAAGTGGGCGCAGACGCCGCGAGGTTGTCAGACATCTCCGCCCAAATGCGAGAAGGCACACCAGTCGCAACCTCATCGGGCATGAGCAGGAACAGTTCGTTGTCGGTTGTGAGGGGGGTAACGGTACCAGAACTGGTACCAGCAAAAAGGAGTAGGAGGCTCATCTAGATGCCGCAACCGAGCATGGATTGTTTGCCAAACATGGGGACTTTACTATCGAAACGAATTCGACCAACGTTGTTACCGTTGTTGGTTGAACCAAAGGAAGTTCCCTTCCATGTAGCCCACAGTGTTTCATTATTGAACGTCGTGTACGACATGTTGACGCCTTGCATCATGCAAGGTTTGCCGCCCCCGCCAAGAATCGTAATAACGCCATTTCCGTATACACCGCCCAATGTGCCAGTTACCGTTAGTCCATAAGCACTGGAAGGAGATTGCAACCACACCAACGGACCATACTGTGGAGCGACTGCGCCAGAAGTCAAATCGCCTTCCAAGTAGATGGGTGCCGAGAACGCGCTGGCGGGCAAAAGGAGCGTCCAACCGTAAGAATTGGGGTTCGACCCATCATGGTAAATGTACAAACTGTGTGCGTATCCCCCAGCCCCCCCAAAAGAAACACTGCGGGAAGCAGTCATTGAGTAAGTAAAGAATGCAAGTTGGATTTCACCCCAATGAAGGCCAGTGCCCCCTAAACTATACGAAGGATCATTTGCACCAGTTTGAGGTGGCGTAATCTTCAACAACGCTGAAGACGCACTCAACGACGCATTGTGCGTAGCATCAAAGGCAAGCGTTCGGCCTGGATCCAATGTTGATGTTCCCAGCGTAATAGTTTTAGTGTTGGTCGTAGTTACGTTGAACCCACCATCGCCACAAGTCACGTTATAGTTATTTGTCTTGAACGTACCCGACTGATGAGTTATTCCGTAACCATTGAAAGCATCGGCCAACCCATAAATTGGCGATGAGGCGCTGTTGGGTCCCACAAAGATTGTATTTGGAAGAGTCTTACCAGCGCATGTAATGGTTTGTTCGGCACCCGAATATGTTGAAACAAGGTTTATGGCTCCAGACATTGCGAGCGTCATACCAGACGACAATTTCAAAGCAACATTGCCAGCAGGTGCACTTGCATCACCAATGTTCACAGGAATACCTGAAGCCACCGTGAACGTATTGGTGTAACCCGTAAAATTGAGACTGCGACAAGGGCGTCCGCTACCAGCAGTGGTGCAGTTTGATGGAGAATTTGCATCAAAAAATACATCGTCGGCTGCTGTGGGTACCGCTGCACCACCCGCGCCACCAGATGTCGTAGACCACTTTGTGCCAGCAGTAGCGTTCCAAGTGCTAGCGGTTGCGGCAACCCAATATCGGTTTGCCATCGTTACCTCTCAACAACATACGTTGACAGGAACGTCACTGCTTCCTGACTGGTCGGATTATCAACAGGAATTAGATCGCTTGGAATTTGACACGA